TTACGTGGGATGCTCATATTGTTCTTTCTACCCAATCAGGATTGTGAGGCCATTCTGTAAAAGTACGTGGATCAGTAATTGTTGATGGTAAGTCACGAAGAGTTTGTCTGTAGGTTGCCCATTCAGTTTTCTTAATGAAGTCTACATCAGGCATCTGAGTCCAGTCACATGCAGACAACAACTGATTCCTTGTTGCTTTAATATTAGCCATAGCAGAGTCTTTGGCAGACTGTATTTGTTCATCTGTTAACTCAGTAACAGATACTACATATACAAAGTCACCTTCAATATATGGAGTTGCTTGAGTAAGTTGTTCTGTTAGTGAGTCATATAATTTAAATCTAGAAACTTTCTTAACGTTGTTTTCATTTAAGAATTCATCGCTAGGACCGCTTGAAGGGAATGAGATACTAGGGAACAAGTCACCGTAGCTACCTACTTGGGTTACATTCCCATTATTAATTAATGCTATTTCCATTTTGTATTTCCTTAATTATTTGGGAATGCCGCAGTTGGCGGTGTAAAGTTTGCTGTGTATCGGGCAAAGCCTTTGGTGATTCTTAGGTCGTCGATGTACATATTAGTTCCAACAGATGCAAACGGAACATTGCCAACCTCTCCATTTGTCTGAGTAAGATTGTCGCTGTTTGCCGCTGAACCACCAGAAACGCCATTGATGTAACCAGTAATTGTTCCACTATTTCTAACCCAAGCAACGTGCGTCCACACACCTGTTGTTACGCCAGTTGATGTTAAAACATTGTTAGCACTTCCAGAATATCGCAATTTGCCTGTACTTGGCTCTATATTAAATCCCATACCTGCGGTTGAAACACTTGAGCGTGTATCAAAAATAAAGTTTTCTGGCGTTAAACTATTTACATATATCCATGCCTCTACTGTAAAGTTACCAGTTCCAAATGCGTAGTTGATACTTGCAGGTGGCCTGATTCGATTGGATGTTGACCCATCAAAGTACAAAGACCCTGTTCCATACTTCACCACGCTTGTTGAAATCTGTGCATTGCCCACAGTTTCTAAGTCGTTCATCATGGCGTTGTCAAAGATTGCGCCATTGGTCATAGACAGAAGCAATTTGGTGTTTGTAATTGCCGTCAATGGTGCAGTTGGAGGCGTAAAGTTTGATGTATATACAGCGGTTCCAACAACAGCACGAAAATCAGAAACGAATCCTTGCGCTCCAGTATCATACAAACCAACAGTTACATTTCCATTTGGAGAATTGCTAGATGGTGCTGCTGGCGTTCCAATTTGCACTCCATTTCGAAATATTTTTGTCGAGCCAGACTGTCTAACAATAGCATAATGATTCCATGTGCCGTCTTTAATTATGACGTTTTGCACATTGGCTTGCCAACTTGTATTGCTAGGATTTGCAAAATATACCGCCCCCGCACTATTTATCGCAACAGGACAGTATCCTCCCGAAGTACCCCATGACAACTCAAAATTGCTACCCGCAAACCAAAACTCAATAGTGTAATTATTAACATCAAGATCAATTGGATTACCAACAATCAAATAATCCCCACTACCATCAAAGTACCCTGACCCACCAATCACGCTTGTGGAGTAGGCGGTAGAAGCACCAAATGGGTTGAAGCGTTGAACGCTTGGTGTGCCGTTGACTGTGATGGTTAAAGCGTTTGCTGAAGCATCAAAGAAACGATTTGCTTGGCAAGTTAACAACGATGTGTTTGTGATTGCCGTTAGGGGTGTTGTTGGGACAGTTAATGTTGATTGTGTTGGGTCATAAACAGCCGTACCTTTAACAACACGATGGTTGCTAATATATCCATCAAAATTTCCGCTAGTTGCCCCTGCTGGTTCTGCGGCAGAAATTGAAATTCCTGTTGTGGCGGCATTAGCAGTTGCAGTTACGCTACTTGCCGTTGCAACACGAGTTCCATTTACGTAAATAGAAACAGTTTGGTTTGAGCCACCACCACGAACAACTGCAACATGATACCAAACACCAACTGACATCCCATGATTACCAATAGCAGTTGGAGATGTAAAGTCAGTAAGATTAAAACCAATTTGGGTGTTGTTAAGGTAAAAATCAATTCCAGGATTTGAATTAACTGGCCCACCACCAAACAACCAATAACTTGCAGGATAACCAGTACTTGATGGCATTGTCGCAAGATTTACCCAGCATTCAATTGTAAATGCGCCTGTACCAAACGTAAACTGACTACCAGAGTTTGAAACAGTTAAGTATTGTGACGAAGACCTAACAAAATAATTAGACCAACCAGACCCATAAGGCGAGAAAGAGCCTTGGGTTGTATTGCCGTTGCGGGTAATGGTGAAGTTGTTTGTACTGCTGTCTACAAATGTATTGTTCTGTGCGCCATTAGTCCCATCGCCATGTAAGAGCATGGTGACGTAGTTGAATTGGGGGTCAGCAGGCCCTGCTCCTGCACCAATACTAGCAAAGCGAGCTAACTGTGTCATCGAATGATCTTTCCATAAATAGTAGTTCCTGCATCTCTTGTCCACAAGAATATAAAGTCTGTACCTGAACTTTGTAGTGTTACACCGTTACTAGAGAATGTAGTAGTAGTTGTACCATCAGACTTAATCCAGTTAACAGTTGGCCAAGTAATTGTTGCAGCACCTAGGTTAACACCTTCAATAAGAATTTCTGCAAGGTTACCTGTAGGTGACCAATTAGAAATTGATAATGTTACTGTTCCACTAGGTGCCCAACGTTGATGCGAACCATTTACATAATTAAGCGCACTTGTTGTTGTGCTATCATAATAAGTGTAACCTGAGTCTTTAATCATAGCTTGAATAAGCTGATTGTCCCCAAGTGTTTGATTACCAGAAAAAGTATTAGCGCCAGTAGATGCAAAACCGCTAATATTAAGAGTATCGCCACTCTGTAGCTCTTGTATTGTTGTACCGTTTAATACTAACGGATATCGTGCTGCCATAATATTTTCCTTATGATACTGTTACGTTTATGGTTGTGCCACTATAATTTAGTACTGGTAAATAACCGTTACCAAGACCAATAGATATTGTAGAACCTACGTTGTTTAAAATAGACAATACTGTTGGTATTACATTCCATGAAGCATCAGTTCCATCTGTCTTTAAAAATTTGTTAGCATTACCTGTTTGAGAAGGTAGTGATACTGGAGCTGGTAACCATGATCCATTAGTACCGTCTGATGTAAGCACATAACCGTTTGTTCCACCAAGAACTCCATTAGCCGCTACTTGACCTACGTTAATAACGTTGTATACAACTGCTTCAACAATATCGTTTAGTGCTGCTGCAGAAGTAAGAACAAAAGCTGTTCCACTAGTTGCTGTATAGTCTGTACTATCCAACAACACACCATTCAAATATACTTGCAACAATGCTGATGTATAGTTTACTGTAAATGAAGTTTGTCCAGCAGTAGCTGTAAATGTTGTACGTGTGTATGTCTGTGTAGGAAGACTAATAGTAGCCCATGAAGCTACTGTACCGTCTGTTGTAAGGTACTTACCTGATTGACTTGTCTGTGAGGGAAGTGCGTCTACTGTAGCCCATGAAGTACTTGTACCGTCTGTTTTAAGATACTTATTAGCATTACTTGTTTGACTAGGTGCAAGAGCATTAAATGCCGCATTAGCAGTTGTCTGACCTGTACCACCATTAACAATATCAACAATACCTGTAACATTAGCCGCATTACCTGTTGTATTTTGATTCCATGTTGGCACTGTACCTGTCAAACCAGAATAAGCTACGTTAGTTGCAGTAGCCGCATTACCTGATGTATTAACGTTAATTGTTGCAGGTAAGCTTAATGTAACACTACCAGTAGAAGCTGAAGCAGTAACTTGACTTGTTGTGCCTGTAATAGATGTCACACCAGTATTGGCCAGTGTAATTGATCCTGCACCATTAGTAACTGATATACCTGTACCTGCTGTTAAGTTAGCTTTTTCCCACAGACTAGTTGTCTCGTTATATACAAGGGTTTGTCCGTTAGTTGGATTCTGAGCAGACACATCATGTAGCTCATCCATTTCATAACCGTTTTGAATCTTAACTTCAATAGTACCTTGGTTAGCATGCTGATATGTAACAATACCTACATATACCAAGTGAATAGGTGCGTAAGGTTTAGTGCTTGTGTAAGTACCAGCAGTAGTTCCGCTAAGATACAACTGAGTACCGTTAGCAAAAGCAGAGGTATTAAGACCACTAACTACACCTGTAACAACTACATAACCATTTTGGTTATTAAGGATGTCTGCTTGTACAACACCAAATGTTTGTGCTGAAGTAGCGTCACCTGAAGCTAATGCCTTGGATACAAGAGCTTTGTTGCTTGCAGCTCCACTAACATATACAACAGTACCTTTAGTAAGTGTTGCACCAGTTTCATTACGTACTTGAGCAATTAAGGTAGCAGTATTAAGCGCAGTACCTACAGATAAATCTCGTACAGTACCTGTAGGATTAATCACTACACTACCGTCAACTGATGTAATAGAACTAATAGCATTATCTGCTAATGTACCTTGTGCGGCAGTAGCATACGCTGTACTATTAGTAGTAGCCGCAGTACCTAGACCAGAAATGTCTGTGTTAGATAATACAACATTGCCTGTACGACCAGCAACAGATGTAACTAAGTTAGTCTGGTCAATCTTCTGCCATGTTGTACCGTTAAAAATAGCCCAGTCACCAATGACCCAGTCTGTGACTCCATCAAGGTTAGTTGAACCAGACACACTAACTACATAGTAAGTACCACCAGTACCAGCACTAGATGTTAATGTAGGAGTATTAGTTGAAGCATTCCATGTACCTTGATAGCTGAGTCCACCAGTAATAGATAACCATGTTGTGTCATAGTCAGCGTTACTTAACTTAGCAAGGAACTGTCCTGTTGAACCGCCTGTTTGAACACCAGCACCCCGAGGAATAGTAAAGTCAAATACAGCGGCACTTGAAGTACCAGAGTTAGTTACAGAAGCGGATGTCCCTACGGCACCTGTAGTAGTTGTTCCTACTGCAATAGTAGCCGCTGATCCGGTAGCGCCTGTGTTTCCCGTGGCTCCCGTAGCTCCTGTGTTTCCTGTGTCGCCTTTAGCGCCCTGAGGAATTGTAAAGTTAAATGTAGCCGCACTAGATGTACCAGAATTATTTACTGAAGCAGATGTTCCAGCAGCTCCTGTTGTGGTAGTACCTACAGCAATTGTTGCGGCAGTGCCCGTGGCACCCGTAGCGCCCGTGGCACCTGTGGCTCCTTGAGGAATACCAAAGTTAAATGTTGCGGCACTTGATGTACCTGAATTTGATACTGTTGCAGAGGATCCGGGTGATATTGTTGTTGTAGTACCTACTGCAATAGTAGCGGCATTTCCTGTATTACCTTGAATACCTTGTATACCCTGAATACCCTGTATACCCTGCGCACCTTGTGGTACTGTAAAGTCAAATACAGCGGCACTTGAAGTACCTGAATTAGTTACTGCGGCAGAAGACCCTGCGGCACCAGTTGTTGTAGTACCTACATTTAATGTAGCGGCAGATCCTGTAGCGCCCGTGGGTCCTGTAGCGCCCGTAGCGCCTGTGGCACCTACATCTCCACGAGGAATTGTAAGATTAAGAAGTTGACTACCAGCCGCACCTGTGATAGATACTGCGGCAGATGAACCCGGAGCACCCGTAGTTGTTGTACCTGCAGTAAGTCGTGAAGCATCAGCCGCATCAATAGCAGATTGAGCCGCATTAGCCGCTTGTGTTGTTGCTATGCCAGCTTGAGTAGTAGCGATTCCTGCTTGAGTTGTTGCAATACCTGCTTGAGTAGTTGCAGTAGTAGCCGCACCTGTAGCTGTACTTGCAGATGTTGCCGCAGCTGTTGCGCTAAGAGCTGCAGCAGCAGCACTTGAAGCAGCCGCATTAGGGTATTGAGCTGACGTTACTTCATCAAAGTTATCGTACTCACCACCATCAGACATATTTCCGGTTGTTCCCGGATTCTGTGTATATGCCATTTATACCTCCTTAGATGAGTCCATTAGTATTGAAGTTAACCTGTACGTTACCGCCAGAGGCTCTACGCCATTTTTCTTCTTTATTCAATGAGAATACATTTTCATTAAATTTCTTTTCGTATCGTTGTTCCATTTTCTCATCAAACAGATAGGAACCTAAATTATATAACGCACCCCAAATAAGGAGTCGTTCATTCTCATCTCTTAACCAATTAGATACTTCATTACCAACATAATACTTTGTAGTAACTGGTGTAGCATAAGCAGTTGCTTCTGCAGATGTTGCAAAACAACGTGTAACAGAAGCTAATGTAGAAAAGTACAATGGTGTATCTGTATTAACACCTGTTAATGTTAAGTATGGTTGAGCCGCATCAGATAAACCAATAACATAGTTAATTGGAATAACGCTATATGTAGCATTCAATGCAGGAAGTCTGCGATAATAACTGATTTCTAACTGAGCACCAACAGCTAACTGTGGGTGAATAAATACTTTACCGTCTTTCCACATCCAGTTGTATACAGAGTATTTTTCACTGTATAAGTCAAAGAATGTACGTGAATCCGTTACTTCATTAAATACTTTACTCACATTTGAAGGATAAGTAGAATATGATGTACCAATATTGTCTTGTGCTAGTGTACGAACATAAGTAAATTGAATTAAATCTTCTGGTATATCAAAGCATGTATAAGCGTTACCATAAGGAAGACCTGCACTACCATCTCCTACATTATCTGTTGATTCAACAGTATATGTAATAGTTGTTTCAAGTGGAGGAATACGTAGTACTCGATAGCATTCATCGGCAGAATAAGCTAGGCAATCTTGAATGACGCTATCTGGAATAGTATTTACTTCGGGTTTGTTTGACCAGTCACGTACTTTGTCTACGAGTGCGTCATATCGGGGGGTTGCCATAGATTATTCTCCTGTAAA